GCGCACGGTGCGCTGCTTCTCGGCGTTGAGGATCTCGGCTTCGATCGGGAAATCCTCGCCGGCGGCCTCACCCTTGGCGGCAAAGGCCTTGAACGCCTCGTCATCCACGTCGGTGAAGATGCTGGAAGAGAGGTCGTTCACGCGCTTGACCACGTCCGGGCGCATCTGGATCTCACGGAGCTGGGCGCGGTTTGCCTCGATCTCAGGGGCCAGCTCGCGGCGCACACGGTCGGCCGCGCGGAGTTCAGCCGCGTCGGTCTCGCGCTTGATCAAGGCCTTGCGCTTGTCGGACATCGAGAACTTCGGCTCCGTCTTGGCGATGAACTTCTTGTACTCCGAGTCCGTGCTCGGGTCGAAGTCGGGGTCGTTCGCCAGCGCCTGTTCGAGGAACTTTTTATTCTCGGCGTGGAACTTGGACACCTTGGAGGCCAAGCCGGCCTTGGTGGGGTCCACCGACTCGACGTAGCGGGCGAGCTCGATCTCCTCAACCTCCTCCTCGGTGAGGCCCTCGGGGATCACGACGACCTCGGGGACTTCTGCGGGGGTTTCAACGACCGGAGCCGGCCGGCGGGCCAGCGCCTGGTTGACCAGCTCCTCGACCTGCTGCCGGTTATCGACGGGAGCGGCCGGGGCCTGCTCCGGTTCGCGGACCGTGACTTTCTTCTTTGCGGCGGGCTCCGGCTTGGGCTCTGGCTCCTTGGCGACGACCGGATCCGGGGCCTTTACGACCTCGGGCGGCTGATCATGGGCAAGCCCGTGCAAGAGGTTGTAGAATACATTCTTGTCTTGGGCTGGTGCGGCTGTGGTTTCGACGGATGGTGTGGTTGTTTCGCTCATGTGTTACTGGGGGGAAAGGAATCCGCCAAGGTCGTTGGTCGACACTTGGGCGGGGGCGGCCGGCAGGGTGGCCGGAGCTGCCTCTTGTGGTAGGGCCTCTGCCCCGAGGGGGGCGGCTGGGGCTGGCATCGCCGGAGGCGCGCCGTCTGGGATCTGCAGCTTCAACTCGGCCGGAGCCCCGCTCATGCGGAACAGGGCGTTCAGGTAATCGTACAATCCGCGCTCGCCCATCTTATCGAGGACGCCGGGGATCTGCGCGATCTGCTGAAGAACCAACGTGAGGGTCTCGGCCCCCTTGGCATTGCTCGGGCGCTCGGAGCCGTCGCGGTTGGCGAAGGCGTAATCATACTCCAACGCGATCTTGTCCCCGAGAATGGTTACTTGGCGGGGCGCATCGACGATGCCCTCGCCCATGTCGGCGTCCACTACCTCGAACCCAGCGGCCTTGACGGTGGCGTCGGTGTACCGACCGACGACGGGCAGCTTAACGTCCGCGGAGGCCTTGGACATGAGGCCCTGATACAGGATCTTCTTCTTGGCCGCGATCGCCTCGTCAACGCCCTGACCCATGAAGGCGAGCGCGAGGTTGGTCACGCTGGCGATGTTGGCGTTCTCCGTGGCGGAGATCTCGCGCTGTTCAGACTGGCCCTGCTCATTGGAGCTGATGCCCAGCAAACGCTCAGCCAGGCTGATCACGTTGGTGAGGGCGATAAAGTGGCGGGTAGGGTCGGCCAGTGCAGAGGCCTCACTGATCTCGATGATCTTGCGCTTGTCATGGCCCAGCTCGGCGGACTGCGCGCCCTTGTGCTCGATCAGGATCGGGGTGGTGGCGAAGTTGTCACCCTTGAACATCTCGCGGATGTACTTCACCTTAATGGGGTCGTCGATCTGGTCGATGTCGAGGCTGACCAACTTGAGCAGGGAGGCCTTCTGGGCGGACAAGTAGCTCGTGAGAATGTTCGAAGCCTGATCTTGGAACGCGATCGCGTCCATGGCGAAACTCATGTTCTTCACCTTGGCGTCGTTGGCGTTATAGCTGTAGCAAACCGCCGGGGTGTACGGCATGAACTCGCCGAAGACCACCGTGCGATCAGCCGCGACCACAAGCCGCAACCAGACGGGGTGTGGGTAATCCCCAAGCCCGCAGTCTTTCGGGGTCACGCGCTCGAAGTATTCGGTGAGCATGATCGAGGTGTCGCCCATGTCGTCCGTCGACGAGTAGACGCCGGCCTGCTCGTCGCGGTTGTTGGCGCTGATGACGCCGATGGACCGGGTGGCCGAGGGGAAGTTCACCGGTGCCGTGTCGCTGTACAGTTCGAAGTAGTTGCGGTACCCGACGATCGTGCTGGCGAAGCTGGTGTCGTAGCTGATCTTCTCGCGGTTGTAGTACGCGGGGTTGTCACTTACTGTCCTGTAAGGAACGAGATTCCAGTGACCGAGGTAGGAGCAGCCGGTGTCAGTATTGATCGACGACAGGGGGTAGGCCATGTCATAGAACCGGCGGGTGGGGTGGACTTTCTTGAAGGGGATGCCCTCCTTGGAGACCACGCTCTCGACCACGAAATTGACCTTGTCGGTGAAGGCATCCGCGCCTTTCTTTTTGCGCAGGGTCTTCTCCTGCTCCCAAGCGCAGGTAGCGAACTCCAATGACTCGCCGTACATGAGCATGTCACGGACGGACTGGGGGAGATCGTGGCGATACCCGTACGCATTGACGATCATCTCCACCCGCTGGGAGAGTGCGTCGGCCTTCAGCTGGGCGACGTAGCCCGTGGACAACGACTCGTACTTGTACAAGGGAGTCTGCTTCACATACCGCATCGATAGGGCGGCGGTGCGGCGAGTGACAAAGCTGCGCACGAGGCCGACCACGATCTTGTGGAAGGCGGGGAAATCGATACTGGCCGGCTCACCTTTTTCGTCGAAGGTGGCGAACTTGGCCAGCGTGGTGGGGGAGAGTTGCTTGAGCGCTGAGGCCGCGTCCTTGAGGGTGATCTTTCCCTGCGCGAAAAGGGACAGGGGGACCAGCTCCTTGGTGATGATGTTCGTGTCCATCGCCAAGTCGGCCGCATAATAAAATTGGTAATTCTCCAGTCCCCAGGTAGCGCCCTCCTGGATGCGGGACTCCAGCTTCGACTCCCACTCTTTGCGCGTCTCGTGGTCACCGGTCCCGGGTTGGGCGGTGAAAACTGCTTTGATGCGCTCGCGGGTTGACCCCATGCGTGCGAGAATGTCGAAGTCGATGAGCATGGGCTGTGTTACTTAATTGGGGGGCTACAAGTCAAGCGCAGGGAATATCGGGGTAGCAGATGTCGGCATGATCATCCGGCTGATGATGGCCAAATGGAGCTCGACTGTGGGCGGAAACGCGTCCCGCTCCATGAAGGTCTTAGTCTGCGAGGGGGTGAGCCGGAACAGCGCGCCGAGCTCGGTGGTGGACAGCTTCAGCGCCTCGGCCAGCCTACGAAAACGCTCGGCGTTCCAGTCAAGGAGTTCGCCGAGCGTCTTGTAGTGGGTCTGGATTAGGAGCAGACGAGAGGTCTCGAACTCCTCACTCACTTCTTTTTCTTGGCGATGGCGACGACCATGGCGGGCATGTCCTCGCTCTCTCCGGCGTCCTCTTCCTCAGTGTCGGCGGTCTCACCTTCAGCGGCATCCTCTTCTTTGTCGGCCTGGCTGGCCTCCTTGTCGAGGGTGACCTCTTCGAGCTCCAGATCGGCCGACTCGTCCGAGTTGGCGGTGACCTTGGCGCGAATGGTGAGAACAACTTCAGCGCCGGGCTCTTTACCGGACAGGGCCAGTTTGAGAGCGTCGTCGAAGGCTGCGTAATTGAGGGTCAGGGGGGACTTCATAGAAGTGGGTTACTTACCGGCGTCGAAGCAGTCAAGATCCAAGTCATCTTCGATCAGGAACTCGATCGCGGGGAGAACGGTGACGTCCTCGATCGAGCAGACAGCGAACAGATCCGACAGCTTCACGCGGATCAAGCTGACCTCGACCTCTTCGTGGGCCTTGGCAGCCACCTTGGCGGACAAGGCGGCGTGCTTTTCAGACGAGGGATCCGGCTTTTCGCCGTTCGGGTAGGTGGCGTTGCGCTCGGCATCGCGGAATTTGACGAACTCTTTGGTCACCCGGCTCAGGGCGATCACGTTCTTGGCCATGCCGTAGCCGGCGCG